GACTAATAGACAGGCTGATTGAAAAATATGAATTGGAAGGATTTACTTTTCAATCGTATGGTGATAGGATGCCCGGAGGAAAATGGGTTTATAATAAAAGAGATTTAACTGATGCTGACATAAAAAGGCTGAATCAGATTGATGAGGACATTAAGGGATTTGAAAAGAGGCTGATAGACGGTGATTTGCGGACGGTTTTTTACGACCCAGGAAAAGATTCGCTGGTTTATTTTGGAATGAAACTTCCTGAAGGGGAGCAGGCTCTTCGCTTGAAACGAGCGGAGATTATGGAAAAAGCCCTAGACCCAAAATTTAAAGAACATAAAGAAGGTGGACTTGTACGTCCACATATGTCATTCGGAGGAGACATGGCGCAATTTACGGAAATGGAATCGATCGTACCGGAACTAAACCCCAATGAAGCTGGAATGGAGGGTTATACTCAATTAGCTATGTCAATACCCAAATTCAAGAACCCATTTAAGACAAAAAAGCCTCCTGAAATACTTTCGGACGTTTCTGACTCACTGAAAATCACCGATAAGACGAAAAAAGGGACAAAAGTAGAGGGAACGGTCAAAATGGAAGGCCAGACACCCATTTTCCACCTGAAATCCGACATGGAAATCTCTAATTCTCCGTTGGATCAAATGAGCGGACAAGGTTGGTATGAATATTTACTTAAAAATGGTGTTACAGAGACTGAAATGCATGAATTCGGTCTTGGAAACCTTCTTAAGAACATAGGTGGATGGGACGAGGGTGCTAAATCGTGGAAAAGCACTAAAGATGTTACCAAAGCACAGGAAAAGTTAAATGCAGTAAGAGATCAAGGTAAAATTTTCACCAAGAATTTTGGAGAGATGATGAAAAAGCATAAAGGAGACACATCTCATCCTGACGTTGTAGCCGCGAATAAAGCTTTACAGGAGCATCAGCTAAAAATAAAAGCAGCTAATGATGATTTAGCCAAATTAAAGCAGGGAGAAACTTCTCTGATCTCAAAATCTGAACTTATCACACAATACAAGAACAATAAACCCGTAATTAGCTATAAAATTCAGCAAATTGAGCCTTTCGAGAAGGGCTGGAAGGATTTTCAGAACTTTTTAACAGGACAGAGAAGCGGAGGGCGTCATTTTGGCGATCTCCCTTCCAGTGCGCGTGAATTCGAGGAAATGAGACAACTGAGGAACAAGCCGCAGGATATAGTTGGCGATCGACTAAGATCCAATATTGTAAAGTTCATGTCGGAAATTTCAGAGCGAACAGGAAGAGACCTTAAGCAAGCGTGGCCACAACTGGAGCCGCAGATTACATCCAACATCAACAAGATCATAAAGGACGCCTACGGCATTGAAAATGTTATTGAGAATGGTTTCGGCAATGTGAAGGTTCCATTCTATACGCAGAATCTCGTCAATAGATTCAGAAGGCTTAAAAAAGGAGAAGGGTTCTACATGGGCAAGACAGGGGTTGGGCACGAAGGTGCGCAGTTCCTGAAAGGCGGAACTGGGTACATAGAGATTCCGTTCACCTATAATCCTAATCCAAAAGGCGCGAGGGCCAATGAGCCACGCTTCACGTTTGGAGAAGGGCACTTCACGAATCCAAAAGGAAACAACCCCGTATTCTGGCTGCGTGCTAGTGAACGTGTGGATGAAAGGGGGAAACGAGTCTTTTTAATAGAGGAGATCCAGTCCGATATGCACCAGAAGGTGAAGCAGAAGCCGGATACGTTTTCTTATGCTCCAAGGGAAGATACGCCAGGAAGACCACCTTATACTGTCCTTCAGGACATGCTGACTGTGATGAAAAGAGATTTGGCAAAGATATCAGATCAGATTGATAAGATTACGGGGCACACGGACCCATCAGCGGTGACTGTCATGGAAAGGTTGAAAGTAAAGCGTGAGACTTTAAGAAAACAAATGAATGAATTGAATGACCAAATAGCTAAACAGTCAACAACAAAATCAGAAGAAGTCTTCCCAGAGGGACCTTGGAAGAAATCAGAGAACCAGGCGAAGATTGCAATCAAGACACTGATAAACCTTGCAACGCAGGAAGGATTTGATAGTGTAGCGATTATTAGTGGAAAGGCGAAGAATCACGTAGTAAGCGCTAATCCAGAAATTGCCAAGGGTAATCGTGGGTTCTACGACAATATCGCCGTATCGGGAATGAAGAATGTGGCGAAGAATTTAGACCTTGAATTTTCCTCTACAAACATTAAAGATGGGGATGGAAATACATGGGCTAAGATTCCAATAATTAACTTAAAGAAAGAACCAGTGAAGGCATCAGTGGACATGTACAAGAGCGAAGGTGGTTTTATATATCGTCCTTCTTTTGTTGATGTTGTTCCAGTTCTGTGATAGGATAGTACAATGGCACCAAAGACGAGACCAATACCAAACAGCAGCATAGAAAAAGCAATTGACGCACTGGCGAGTGCCGGCGTTGACGTTGGCGCAAATGAAAGGGCAACGGATGTACAGGTTCCGGAAAAGGATGTACTTTTCGAACCGGATGTTGATATTCAAGGCCTTCCTGACGGAGGAGCCGATATTAATTTTGACCCTAATGCACCAATAGACCAGTCGCAAATTCCATTCAATGCAAACCTTGCGGATTTTATTGAGGAGAACGATCTCCAGAAATTATCCAACAAGCTGGTTGCGGCGTATGAATCAGATAAGCAATCAAGAAAGGATTGGGAAAATACATATGTGAAGGGTTTGGATATGCTTGGGTTCAAGTATGAAGACCGCACACAGCCTTTCGAGGGTGCAGCTGGTGTTGTTCATCCATTGCTGGCAGAATCAGTAACACAGTTCCAGGCACAGGCGTACAAGGAATTGCTTCCTCCTGCAGGACCCGTTAACACGGAAATTGTTGGCGAGATTACACCTCAAGTTGAAGAACAGGCGAAGCGTGTCAAGGACTACATGAATTACCAATTGATGCACGTGATGAAGGAATATGATCCGGATATGGATCAATTATTATTTTATCTTCCTTTATCAGGTTCAGCATTCAAGAAAACTTATTATGACTCACTTTTACAAAGACCAGTTTCAAAATTCATTTCATCCGAGGACTGTGTTGTTAACTATATGGCTTCCTCTCTGGAAGATGCAGTTAGAATAACGCATGTTACAAAAATGGATGCCAATGAATTAAGGAAACAACAGGTAAGCGGATTCTACCGTGATGTACCAATTACATCTGGATCCGTTGCAACAACAAGCGATGTTCCTGATAAGGTAGATGAGCTCCAAGGAACAAGCGATACGACACCGCAGGACGATGATGAACATTCTCTTTTGGAAATACATGTCGCTGCTGATGTTCCAGGATTTGAAGATGAAAGCGGAATTAAGCTTCCATACATTATTACGATTGACCAGTTCTCAACCAAGGTTCTTTCCATCAAAAGAAACTGGATAGAACAGGATCCAATAAAAAACAGAATTGACTATTTTACGCACTACAAGTTCCTCCCAGGACTGGGCTTTTACGGCTTTGGTCTAATACATATGCTAGGTGGGTTATCGAGAACGGCGACAAGTGTACTACGCCAACTGATTGACGCAGGAACTCTCGCTAACCTTCCAGCAGGCTTCAAGGCACGCGGCATGCGCATACGCGACCATGACGAGCCATTGCAGCCGGGGGAATTTCGTGATGTGGATGTAACAGGAACTTCCATTAAGGAATCATTGCTCCCACTTCCTTATAAGGAACCATCACAGGTTCTTTTCGCACTTCTAGGATTCTGCGTTGACGCAGGAAAATCATTTGCGGCGATTGCCGATATGAAGATGGGTGAAGGGAATGAGCAGAATCCAGTTGGAACGACACTTGCATTACTGGAACGCGGAACAAAAGTCATGAGCGCAATACATAAGCGCTTGCATTATGCGCAAGGCGTTGAGTTTAATTTATTAGCGCGTTGCATTAAAATGTTTCTTCCACCTGAATATCCTTACATGGTGAAAGGTGGGAATCGAATGATCAAGCAACAAGATTTTGATGACCGTATTGATATACTTCCAGTTTCCAATCCAAACATATTTTCCATGTCGCAGCGTGTCATGCTGGCACAGCAACAATTACAATTGGCAATTGCCAATCCAGCGTTGCATAATATACGTGAGGCATATCGAAGAGTCTATCAGGCGTTGGATGTGGATAACATTGATGCAATACTGAAACCTGATCCAGACCAGCCACAACCTATGAGTCCAGCAATGGAAAATTCACTGGCGATGAAAGGACAGAATCCAAAAGCATTCCCTGATCAAAATCATAAGGCACATATGGATACGCACGGAGAATTTATGTTCACACGTATGGTTCAAATTAATCCACAGCTTTATGCAATGA